TTCAGCGAGAGCCTTCAGACGTTCAACGTCAGCCATCTGGAGCTTGATCTGGTCATCTACAGACATACCAAAGAACTTACGTCCAATGGCACCACCAGCTCCTTTGAAAAAGTCTACGATTGCTGGAACGACTGCACCAGCGATAATGGATTCGAACATAACTTTCCTTAGAATACGTTTGAACGAGCCAGCTTCGCCTGTACCTTAGAGCGATACGCAGGGTCATTCTTGTAGCGAGGATCTCGCATAGCTTCAGTAATCTGAGTGGTAGATTCAAAGACATCTTCGCCAGACGCTTTACCACCAGCCACCATGCGCTTAGGTTCAGAACCATTGGCAGAGCCAAACTTGGCAGAAAGACCAAGAACAGCCAGACGAGCCTGATTAATATCTCCAGAGCTAACAGCGGTATTGAAGGCGTTGATCTCATCAGCGGTCATATTGGCTTTTGCCCAAATGACCATCTCTGTGTACTTCTCGTCACCACCAACTTCACCTTTGATTGTAGATTCGTACTGGGTAGCACGAGCGCGTTGACCTTCAATGTACTGGTCAACCATCTCTTTAGGGATGCCAGCCTTTTCAAGCTTATCGTAGCTCTCAGCAGATAGTTCTCCGTTCTGTGCGAACTCATTGGAAAACTCAGAGAAGTCTAGGCCTTTCTCAGAGAGAGCCTTAGAGGCATCATCTTCTGATGCTTCGGCTGGAGGAGGAGTTTCACCTTTAGGCTCACTCTTACCCAGCTTTGACTCTAACTCTTGGTAGGCCTTAGCCATGTCTTCAGGGGATTTAAACTTTTCAGGTAACCACTGTGGGCGTTCTTCACCTGAATCTGTGTTTCCTTCGGCAGGGTCTGACAGGTTCTCTGTAGGAATCTCAGCGGATTTATCCACCAAGTCTATCATCTTCTGTTCATGACCTTCGGGAGCCTCAGATGTCGAGGCACTATTAATTACAACAGTATCAGTCAATTTTAGTCCTTAATAGTCTACCAGTACAATGCCATTGCCGTAGACACGGATTAGCTTTGCCTTTGGATCGACTTCAAATTTAACTTTATCAGCACCTTCACCAAAGTATTGGATTTCAGGTTTATCTGACTTCTTAGCTGGTGCAGGAGTTTCAGCACCAAGATTAACAGGTTTAGCGTCAGCCACTATTAGGCTCCTTCTTGTTCGTTAGTCATGCCTTGCTGCATCATCTGACCAGCTTGAGTAATAGCAGGGTTGATACCTTGCTGAACCATTGCCATCATCTGAGCCTGTTGCTGTTCCTGAGCAATCTGTTCGTCAGATTTGATGAGCCCCTTCATGTCGATACCTAAAGCGGTACCTCTACGTGTCAGGTAGTCACCCATGTTGATGCGAGCTGCCAGGTCAGGAACCTGGAGGACAGGCTGGATGAATGTATCAAGCTTGTTGAGATCGTTGCCTCGACCAAGAGCTTCCATACCTGTTACAATGACAGGTTTAACGGTACCCTTAGGAAGCACAGGAAGCTTCTTCTTGCGCTCCATAGCGAACATGAGACGAGAGACTAGCGGTAGCTGGAACTCGATTGACAGGATGGAGTAGATACCTCCAAGTGCTGCTTCAAGCTCACCAGCCATGTACCGAATCTCTTCGGCAGTCACACGTTCACCATTACGCTGAACTGCGGAGTTCAACAGGAATGCGTATGCAAGGCGTTCATTGATTGAGCTGATTGTCTCCAGTGCTACACGGAAGTCATTATACTTCTGTAGCTGGAGAACTGAAACATCAGCCTCTGTACCCTCTACAACTGCACCGTTATCAGCGTTAGCTAGGGTTTCTTGGCTAGTGGTACCATTAGGGTTCACCATAAAGAGAACCTTGGCAGCAGCTGCAGAACCCTCAACGATTGCCTGAGAGAGACCTTCAAGGGACTTAATGTCCCCAATGTATTCTTCTACATACCCACGACCATAGTTCTCTCCATCGATCTTCACCATGCGGAGAGGCATCCAAGGGGATTTGTCTTTAGGATACGTACCGTTTGATCCAGGGATAATCATACCCTTGACTTCTTGATACGTCTCCCACTT